TGCGCTACTCGTTGACGCACAAGCAATCGTGGACTCGGCAGAAGCCGAAGCACGCGACCTAACCAGTGAAGAAGATGCAAAGATTGCACAAGCATTGAAAGATGCCGCAAGCCTAGACGCAAACATTTCGCACCACGAAGAACTTGAAGCACGCAGTGCGCAAGCGAAAGAAGTGCGTAAAGAAAGTGGCGTTGCACCAGCAGTTGTAAAGCGTGAAGCACGCACCTACAACCAACAGGGCACGCACTCATTCATTGCTGACGCATACGCCGCACAGTTCAACAACGACTACAACGCCGCTGAACGACTTGCACGCCATGCAAACGAAGAACGAGTAGAGCGTCGCGATGTCACTTCAAGCAACTTCAACGGACTTATTGTTCCGCAGTACTTGACTGACCTCGCCGCACCATACGCTCGTGCAGGTCGTGTAACAGCAGACCTTGCTCGCAAGCATGCACTGCCAGACGCAGGACTCACCTTGTCAATCTCAAAGGTGACAACTGGTTCCTCAGTAGCCGCACAAAGCGAAGGCGCAACTGTTTCCGAAACCAACATGGACGACACAAAGTTGGACATCTCGGTGAACACTTACGCAGGTCAGCAGAATGTGTCGCGCCAAGCAATTGAGCGTGGAACAAACATTGACAGCCTTGTAATGGCTGACCTTGTTTCTGCCTACCACACAACGCTGAACACGGCAGTTGTTGCAGAATTGTTGGCTTCGGCTGGCAACGCTGTTACTTACACCGACGCTTCGCCAACAGTTGCAGAACTGTATCCGAAGTTGTTGGATTCAGTGCAGAAGGTACAGACTTCGTTCTTTGCTGGTCCAAACATCATTATCATGCACCCACGACGCCTTGCATTTATCTTGGCGGCAGTTGATTCAAGCAACCGCCCATTGGCAGTTCCAACGCCACAAGGTCCAATGAACGCATTTGCGGGTGGTGCAGGTGCGCCTGTTTACGGCAACAGTGGTTACTCAATCGCTGGCTTGCCAGTATTCACTGACGCAACCATCAGCACTGCACAAGGTGCAGGCACGAACCAAGACACCATCTACATTGGTAACTCGCAAGAGTTGCACTTGTGGGAACAGGGTTCGGGCGAGCCAATGATGTTGCGCTTTGAGCAACCGAAGTCGGCTGAACTTGATGTAACCATGATTGTGTATGGCTACGCCGCATTCACGGCGAACCGTTACCCAAGCGCATGGTCGCAAATCAACGGAACGGGCTTGGTCACTCCAACCTTCTAGTCCATCTATGATGTGAGTGCAGTACACGACCCCATGTGTACTGCACTCACAATCTAGGAGAAACATGTCAAACAAAGATTTAGAAATTAAAGCCTTGCTAGTTGAGCGTGCAGGTTATGTTGCACGCAACTTGCCAAAGCGTGTTGCCTCTGTTGACGAAGCACTCGCGGCATTAGGACACAAGACAACGAAAGTTGAAACGGCGTCTTACGAACCAACGGTAGAAACTGCCAGCAAACAAGAGCCAACCAAGCGCAAGAAGTAAAGCATGGCTATCACAAATGGCTATGCCACATTGGCGCAAGTTAAGTCGGCACTACGCATTACCGACAGTGTTGACGACACTTTATTAGAGCAAGCAATAGAAAGCGCAAGTAGGCGCATTGACGGTTATTGTGGTCGCTGGTTCTACAAGACAGCACAAACTGCGATACTGGTTTATCCATTTGACTACTACAACTTGCCTGTTCAAGACATTGCAAACACAACGGTCACTGTTGCAGTTAGCACGCAAGGCAACGGCACATATGACCAAACATGGACACAAGGTGTTGATTACCAGTTAGAGCCACTAAACGCTTCACTGAACAGCAAGCCTTACAACAACATTCAGGCTATTGGTGGCAAGACATTCCCAATACAACTGCAACCACAGGTGCCGTATGTGCAAGTGACAGCGCAATGGGGTTGGCAGAATGTGCCAATAGATGTGACGCAAGCATGCGTGTTGTTGGCAATACGCCAGTTCGCACGCCTTAACGCCGCACTAGGCATTGTTGGATTTAACGACATGGCAATACAAGTAAAGGCAGTTGACCCTGATGTGCGTGACTTGCTTAACCAGTATCGCTTGATGGCAGTTGCTTAATGCCTGCAACAATTAACGAAATTGCTACTGGGCTGGCAACAGCACTCGCAACTGTTAGTGGATTGCGCACATACAACTACCAACCCGAACAGTTAAGTCCACCAGTTGCTTACCCCGAACTAACAGGCGTGACATACCACCGTGCATTCCAAGGCGGTGATGTTGTTAGTACTTGGAACATTGGCATTGTTGTTGGCAGATACACCGATAGAACAGCACACAACCTGTTAGACAGTTACTTGTCGTTCTCAGGTGCGCAAAGCATTAGAGCCGCGATAGAAGCAGACAAGACACTTGGTGGCAGAGTACAAACTTTGATACTAAGTCAAGGCGCAAGAATAACTGCATTGAGTGTCTCGGACGCAGAGTTTCTACAAATAGAATTCACATGTGAAGTTCACGCATAGGAGAGTCATGGCAACATACAAAGTTATTTCTGACAACTGCACACTCGGCAAAGTTGGACAGTCAATAGACAGCGCAAACGATACAAGTGTCAACTATGATGCACTCGTAGAAGGCGGACACTTGGAAGAAGTGAAAGCACAAGCAATCAAACCCGTCAAGGAAGGCAACTAGCAATGGCAAAGATTATTCTCACCGACGCAAGCATTACCGTGAACTCGGTTGCTGTGTCATCACTGTCCAACAGTGTCACGCTCACTTATGAGAAGGACAGTGTTGAAGTCACTGCATTTGGTGATGCAGGACATAAGTTCACTGGTGGTTTGCAGAACAACACTTGCGACATGGAACTATTCCAAGACTTCGCCGCAACGCAAACCGAAGCAACTATCTACCCATTGGTTGGCACGCCTACAACTATCGTTATCAAGCCAACAAGCGGTGCAGTTAGCGCAACGAACCCGTCGTACACGCTTACTGACGCAATGCTCGTCAGCCACACTCCTGTTGCTGGTGCAGTTGGCGAAGTTGCAATGACTTCGCTTTCGTTTACTGGCGGCACTTTGGTTAAGGCAACTTCTTAACAACAACTAACAAAGGAACAGCGACATGAAGATTGAAATGACAGTCACATTCCATGACGGGTCAACAGAAGATGTGGACGCAGTGTTCGCAGACTTCGTTGGCTTTGAAAGAACATGGCAACGAAGCGTGGCAAAGTTTGAACAAGAGTTGCGCTTAACAGATTTGGCTTGGCTGGCGTGGAGTGCGCTCACTCACCGCAACAAGACGAAGTTGAAGTTTGACCCTGATTGGATTGCAACTGTTGCGAATGTTGGTTTGCGAGAGACAGGTGAGAACCCTTTGGAAAGCGGCTCGGAGAAGACTCCGCCCATTGGTTAATCGCACACCTTGCATACGAGTACGGCATAGCACCGCACTTGCTGTTGCAAGAGAGTGAAGAAATGTTGAATGTCATGATTGCTTACCAAAGATGGTTAGTGAAAGAGCAGAACCGTCGTAACAAGTAGGAATAGATTGGCAACATGGCAACAGGCATTAGCGCGAAAGACTGGAACAAGGTTGGTGGCGTTGCTTCGTTCCAAGTAACAGGGCTGTCCGATACTTTGCGTGCATTGCGTTTGTTTGAACCCGAACTGTTTAAGAAACTTCGCAAAGACTTAGTGCAAGACGCAACGCCATTAGCAAACGAAATTGGAAGCAAGTTCCCTGACAAGCCACTTAAATGGTGGAAAGAGAATGGGCGTGCAGGCAATGCACGCATGCCTGGTTATCAAGCAACACGAGCACGCACGAAGGTTAAGCCAATTGCAGGCACAGGGCGAGCACACGGCAAAGGACAAGCGATATTGCGCTTGCAACAAATGGACGGCGGTGCGCAAGTCTATGACAGTGCTGGTGGCATGCGAGCAAAGTCGCAATTCGTACAGAACTTAGACAAGCACAGTCGCGTCAAGAGCCGTGGTGGTAGGTTTCGTTCTCGCATTCTGTTCCCGTACACAAAGAAGAACCAGCCAATTATTCAAGACATTGTTGCTGTTGTTGTGCGTGACTTAGAGAAACAAACAACAAAGCGTCTGCAAGGACAGTTGGGCGCAATAGGAAGAAGGAACTTCTAGTGGCTGTTGGCGTAAATATCGTTTCGTCGTTTGATGGCAAAGGCATTAGCAAGGCAATCAAAGAATTTAAGAAACTAGAAGGCGGTTCTGCGAAAGGCGCATTCGCACTTGGCACATT